CATCAGGCGTAGCAGGAAAAGATGTAATAAACACAAAAGCAACTTCTAAAAAAGGAGACTGGATAGCACTTAGAGCCGTATCATTAACAGAATGGTACATCATAGGTGGACAAGGTATCTGGGCATCAGAATCATAATAATTAATAAATAAAATAATAAAAAAATGAGTAATTTAAAAAACGTCCAACTTGCTACTGCTGTTAATATAACAACTAGTTATGCAGGTGAGTTCGCAGGAGAATATATCGCTGCTGCTCTATTATCAGCTTCTACAATTGATGACGGAGGCTTAACAGTAAAAGCAAACATATCTTTTAAAGAAGTAATTAAAAAACTAGCTACAGGAAATCTAGTAAGTCCTGCAAGTTGTGATTTTGTACCTAACTCTTCAGTAACACTTACTGAAAGAATTATACAACCAGTTGAACTACAGGTTAACCTACAGTTATGTAAGTATGACTTTGTAAACGATTGGGAGTCACAATCAATGGGATACGGTTTGGGACAATCTTTACCTCCTAAATTCAGTGACTTTATGATTGCTCACGTTGCAGCAGAAGTAGCACAAAATACTGAATTCAATATTTGGAGAGGTGACACTACAGCAGCATCAAACAATTCATTTGATGGATTTGAAAAGCTAATTGCAGCTTCAGTTGCAGCAGGAGAAGTTCCAGCAGGTCAACAAGTAGCAGCAGTAGGTGGTGGTGGATTATCCGCAACAAATATTATAGCAGAATTGAGTAAGGTCGTAGATGCGATTCCAAGTTCATTATATGGGAAAGAAGACCTGTTTATTTATATAGGTTCAGCAGCAGCTAAATTTTATGTACAAGCATTAGGTGGATTTGTAGCAAACGGATTAGGAGCAAATGGTGTCCAAAATATGGGAACTCAATGGTGGAATAACGGTTCATTAACAGTGAATGGTGTGAAGATTTTTGTTTCCCCAGGATTAAGTCCAAATAAGATGTATGCTGCACAACGTAGCAATCTCTACTTTGGAACAGGTATCTTAAATGATACAAATGCTGTTAAGGTCTTAGATATGAGCGACCTTGATGCAAGTAACAATGTGAGAATGGTAATGAGGTTTACTTCATCTGTTCAATTTGGAATAGCTTCTGACCTTGTTTCTTACGCATAATAATTAATTAACCAATAAAATAGGGTAGGTAGGGAGTATCTACTTACCCTTTTTTTATCATAAAAATATAAACATATGGCTTGTGTATTAACAACAGGAAGAAAAATACCTTGTAAATCAGCATTTGGAGGGATTAAATCAGTACTATTTGCAGACTTCGGTACTATTGCAAGTGTAGCAATAGATGGCTCTACAAAAATAGCTACAATAACAAACGGCTCACCTGCACCTGTTTGGTTTGAATATGATGTAAAAGGAAACTCTAGTTTAGAAACCACTGTTACAAGTAGCAGGGAAAACGGAACAACTTTTTATACTCAAACAATAAACCTAACATTAACATATCTTGACCCAAAAACTCAAGCAGAATTAGAGCTTTTAGCAGTTGCTAGACCTTACGCTGTAGTTGTGGATTACTATGGAAATAGTTTCTTATGTGGATTAGAAAATGGAATGGAAGTAACAGGTGGAACAGTAGTGAGTGGAGCAGCCGCAGGTGACCTTTCAGGATTCACGCTAACGCTAGAAGGGATGGAAGAAACTGCACCGTTCTTTTTAAATGCAACACCAACAGCATCGGCTGTACAGGTAGACCCAACAGCATAAAGATAAAATTTGTAGTTGAAAAAATTAAGCACTCTTATGGGGTGCTTTTTTTTTGCTTCAATGATTTTACAAATTACGTCATTTTATACGTTATATAAGTAATGATTATATTAACTACGTCAGCAGCATCACAAGAACTTTCAGTAATTCCTAGGACATATGCTGGAGAATTTACTATGTCAATTCGTGATGATAGCACAAACGTCACCGTTTATTATGATATTACTTCAACAACCACTTCTGGTAATTATCTAAACTTTAGTCAAGCATTTAGCCCTATATTAGTTGAAAATCATTTTTACGATTTAAGGTTATACGCTGACTACAATTTTTGGAACACTAATTATCAACTTTGGGAAAATGATAATTTATTCTGGAATGTTGATAGAACAACTGATGTCACTTTTTATCGTGATAGGATTTTTTGTACTGATCAACAAATTGACCAAATGGAAGATGAATATTATAATTTAAATAAAAATCAATTCATAACATATGACGGTTATAATAACACATACATAGTAATATGAAAAAAAGAAATAGAAATAACTTAGGGCAATACTCTAAATCTATAAAGCCTTCAAAATTTGGTTTTGTTAATTTAAGCACTTACACAAGCCCTGAAATAAAAGAAGTAAACGGCAAGGACTGGATTGAATATGGCGCAGATAATAATTACTTTCAATTCCTAATAGATAGGTATAATGGAAGCCCAACAAACAACGCAGCCATTAATGGAATAAGTCAGGCTATTTACGGCAAAGGTTTAAACGCTACAGACGCAAGCAGAAAACCAAATGAATACGCACAAATGATTTCTTTGTTTAAAAAAGATGTTGTTAGAAAATTGTCCTATGATTTAAAGTTAATGGGTCAATGTGCTATTCAAATTATATACAACAAGGATAGAAGCAAGATTGCACAATTAGAGCATATGCCTATTGAAACATTAAGAGCGGAAAAAGCTAATGAAGACGGTGACATACCTGCTTATTATTACTTTAAAGACTGGGCTAATATAAAAAGAAGTGACATTCCTTTAAGAATACCAGCTTTTGGTATGTCTAAGGAAAACATAGAGATTTATTATATTAAACCTTACAAGTCAGGTTTTTATTACTATTCACCTGTGGACTATCAAGGTGGTTTGCAATACTGTGAACTAGAAGAAGAAATCAGTAACTATCATTTAAATAATATAATGAATGGTCTTGCACCGTCAATGCTTATTAACTTCAACAATGGTACTCCTAATCAAGAAGAAAGACAAAATATAGAAGCTAAAATTGCACAAAAGTTCAGTGGAACGTCAAATGCTGGTAAATTTATACTAGCTTTTAACGATAACAAGGAAGCTTCAGCTGATATAACGCCTGTACAGTTAAGTGATGCACATAACCAATATCAATTTTTAAGTGATGAGTCAACTAAGAAGATAATGGTAGCACACCGTATAGTATCCCCTATGCTGTTAGGTATTAAAGACAATTCTGGATTAGGTAATAATGCGGAAGAAATTAAAACAGCAAGTTTATTAATGGATAACACCGTTATAAGACCTTTTCAGGAACTTTTAATAGATGCGTTTGATAATATACTTTCTTATAATGAAATTGCTTTAAATCTATACTTTACAACCTTACAACCGTTAGAATTTACTGATGTTGATAAATCAATACAAGACAAAGAAGATATTGAAGAAGAAACTGGTGTTGAAATGACAAGATTTAGTTTAAAAATGATTGATGGAAAGCAAGCATACGAAACTAAGGAAGAAGCAATAGCTAAAGCGGAAGAAAAAGGATGTGAAGGTTATCACGAACACGAAGTTGAAGGTCAGATGTGGTTTATGCCTTGCACAAGTCATACGGAATTAAAAGAGCCTTGCTGGGATGGTTACGAACAGTATGGAACAAAGATGAAAAACGGAAAAGAAGTTCCAAATTGTATTCCAATTGAAATGTCAGTTGAATTAGGTTCTTCAATTATTGAAAACTTAAAAGGTGAAAAAGTATCTGACGAATGGGTGCTTGTTGATGAACTAGATACAGACAATAAAATAAGTGATGAGGACTGGGCTGCTATTTGTTTAAAAGAAAAGAAAGGTTTTTTCAGAAAGTTTGCAGACGAGATATATTCTAAAAACAATGGAAGTGCATTTAGCTATTTGGATTCTAAAAATTACAAAGTAAGATACAAGTATGCTGTAGGATCTACAAAACCAAGTAAAACGCAAAGAGAGTTTTGTTCAAATATGATGAGGTTATCAGCTGACGGTATTGTATACAGGCTTGAGGATATAGATAGGGCTTCTCGTGATGGCGTCAATAAAGAATTAGGTCACAAAGGTCAAGCGTATGATTTATTCAAGTTTAAAGGCGGTATTTACTGCCGTCACAAATGGGTAAGAGTATTGTATGCTTTAGAAAGTAATACTGAGCCATCTGAAAATTTAGACAATTATAAAAGAACTAGAACAATACCAGCAAGTTATCTTAAAAATCCAGTTGGAAGCAAAGAATCAGTAATTGCACCAGAAAATATGAAAAACAGAGGAGCATACCCAAAATAAAATTATGGCAACAGTATTATTTATAAACAGAACAGACTTAGTCAGAAACTCAATCTTAGATGGAAATGTAGATACAGACAAGTTTATACAGTTCATTAAAATTGCACAAGAAATCCACGTACAGAACTATATGGGTACAAAGATGTATAACGCATTAACTGCTGCAATACCTAATATAAATGCTGTAGGGAACGCTAGGTGGAAAACAGTATTAGATGACTACATAGTTCCAATGTTGATTTGGTTTGCTCAAGTTGATTACTTCCCTTTTGCTGCCTATCAAATACGCAACGGTGGCGTGTTTAAGCACCGTTCAGAAAATAGTGATACAGTAAGCAAGGAAGAAGTAGATTTCTTATGTGAGAAGGCTAGAACTAACGCTGAATGGTATTCAAGAAGGTTTATTGACTTTATGAGTTTTAATCAAACTACATATCCAGAATATACTAGCAACACAAATGATGATATATATCCTAGTTATGACGCAACCTTTAACGGCTGGGTTTTATGACATATAAACCAAAGAATAAAAACATAGAAAAATTAGAACTTTTTTTAAAAAAGATTAAAAATAATAAAACAAAAAACGTAAAGAATGGCAACTCTATTTAACACTAAAATATCAGCTACTTATCCTGGTCTTATTAAGACAACTGATAACGCTGCAATAACTGCGACTTTAAAACAGTTGACTGATGGCTCAGGTAATAACTCTGGTCTATATGTAAACACTGCAGGTGACTTCAAGGTAACTGCTATTTTAGAGTGGGGGTCTTTAAAAGATACTGGAACAGGTGTTACTATCACGCAATGGGTTACTGCTGCAAATGGAATAGGAAATTTCAATAATGACACTACAGTTCCAACAAGTGCAGCGGTCAAGACATATGTTGATGCAGTTGTAACAGCTTCTGACCTTGACTTTTTAGGTGATACAAATACAGGCACACCAGCAGTAGATTTAGATTCACAAAACTTTAGTGTTTTAGGAACAACTAATGAAATAGTTACAAGTGGTGCGGCTCAAACCTTAACTATAGGGCTTCCTAATAGTGTTGTAATTAGTGGAACTTTTACAGGTACAACCTTTGCAGGGGATTTAAATGGAACTATAAATACAGCAACAACTGCAACAACACAAAGCGCAGGAGATAATTCAACTAAAGTTGCAACTACAGCTTACGTTGATTCTTTAGATGCTGCAAGTGATCTAGACTTTAGCGGTAACTCTGGAACTGGAGCAGTAACTTTAAACACACAATCCTTAGCAATTACAGGTCAAGCAAACCAATTAACAGCAACCGCTTTAAATCAAGGTTTAAATATTGCTTTTTCTTCTAGCTTAACTATGCCTTCATCCACCATAGCAACCACACAGAGTGCAGGAGATAACTCAACAAAATTAGCAACTACGGCATATGTTGATACACTTGACGCAGCATCAGATTTAGATTTCTCAGGAGATAGTGGAACAGGTGATGTCAATTTAAATACTCAAACATTAGCAGTAACAGGAACAACTAACCAAATTATAACTGCTGCAAATGCACAAGGATTAAGTTTAAGCCTTCCAGCTACAGTTCATAGAAACCTACAAGGTGATGTCACAGGAAATGCAGACACAGCTACAGCTTGGGAAAGTGCAAGGGATTTATCCTTAACAGGTCAAGCAACTGGTATTTTATCAAACGTAAACGGTACACAAGCCGTTAGCGGAGCTGTAACGCTAGATAATAACTCAGTTACCGCAAAGGTACTAACTGGGCTTCCAACGCCTGCAGCATCAACCGTATTAGCTACAGACAGCATAGTTAATGCTTTTGGTAAACTGCAATCACAAATAAATGGAATAGCAAACGGACTTCAATTTCAAGGTACTTGGGATGTTCCGCAAAATGACCCTGCTTTAGCTTCTGGTGGTGGTGAAGCTGATTCCGGAACAACAACCGCAACAACTGCAAACAAATTAATAGATACAACGGCAGGACAAAACTTTTTAACAACAGTTAGTGTCGGTGATAAAGTAATAAATCGAGTTGATGGTCAAACCGCTTTAGTAACTAATGTTGATAGTAATACTTCACTTACTTTAAACGCAGATATTATGCTTATAAATGAAGCATATACAATAGATAAAAGTCCTTTTATTGAACAAGGATATTATTATGTTGTTAGTGTAGGAGGGGCTAGAACTTTAAACGGCATTACTAATTGGGCAGTTGGAGACTGGGTCATAGCAGGCGCTACAAATGTTTGGGAAAAATTAGATCATACAGACGTAGAAGGTACTGGAACAGGTACGTCAACAACTGGTAACCTAGCAAGGTGGTCAGGACCAGGAACTATAGTTGATTCTAATATTGCACAAAATGCAACAGCCGTAACAGTCACAGGAAGTTTAGCAACAACTACTTTTTTAAGTAGCACAGGAAACTTTGCAGTAAACACAGATAAATTTACTGCTAACGCTACGACAGGAAATACTGCCTTTTCAGGCGACTTAGCAATCAATACTAATAAGTTTACAGTAAATGCTACAAGTGGGAATACTACAATAGCAGGGGATGTAAGTTTACCAGATTCTAAAAAAGCAATATTTGGTGCAGGTAGTGATTTAACAATTGAACACGATGGAAGTAATAGTTATATAAAAGATACAGGCACAGGTGCTTTATTTGTAGAAACAGATTACTTTAGATTAGTTAATCCAAGTGCAGCACAAAGTATGATTTCTGCCAATACAGGTGGTTCAGTTATTTTATATAATGCAGGTGCAGAAAAACTTTCAACTACAAGTACAGGTATTTCAGTATTAGGTACAAGTTCAACTTTTGCAGGAATTGTAGGAATAGCAACACCAGCAAATAGTTTTGCTGAATTAACTGTTGGAGGTAATATATATTCTAGTACAGGAACTGCAGGTAAAGGTTTTCACATACAAGACACAACAAGTTCTTCTGGAACTTACTCAATAACTGCTGAAACAAATTCAACACAAAATGGTTATTTAA